GTGTACTCCAAGACTAATTTTGCCTTGCCGAAAGCTTGGTCGAGTGTCATAGGACGTTCCGAAACGCCCAATAACTCATCCAAAGCGCTGGCATAGCGAGGACCGTGACGCAGAAAAGTCTGATAGTTATAACTATCGACAATCCTTTGAAGCGTCCCGTCCGGATCAGACGGTGCAGATCCACGGTACTTCAGTACGGGAGTTACATGTAACCCCATACCCGTAGCTCTGTCCCAGTTGCGTGCTGCTTCTAGCACCGATTTATCGGTACCAGCCGCAAATCTACCTTCGTGGCGCACTGGTTGAACCAGTGTATCGTAGCCCCAAAGGTCAGCTACTTCCTCCATCATCAAAGACGAAGTCATCTTCGGATGGGCCGCGCGGACTATCTGCCTCACAAATTGTGCAGCAGAAGGACAGAATGTGAAGAGCCGATGCTGAAGGTCGATTAACATAGTCAAACTATTGTCTATCTTCCCTCTATAGCTATCGTTAAATAGCTGATCGGTCAATCTCACCTTGGACCCCTGAACCCGACCGGGTACAGGGAATCGAGGATAATAGATGCTTGACACTACAGTGCCTCGCAGATATTCCTCTCCACACGACTCTCGGTAGTCACCTGTGCTAAAAGACTTATCAGGATTAATCTTTAATCCACACATGCGATAAATATCGTATGCCGTCTCCGCACATACAGACGGAAGTATGACGTCATCGCCATACGCCGAGCAGGTAAAGACTGTTCCTTTATAACTGTACGAAGGCAAGGTATAATACCTACCAACAAGTGTACAGCAGACGTCAGCAATAGCCCAATAGACCATTGTTTCAATAACGAAGGTCAATCCGTTACCAGACGTCAAGAACATTTGGGTTGTCCTTTTAGGACGGTTACCAACCTCCATATAGGGAGCCCTACACGGAAGTATGCGATCTATAAACCTAGCTGGGAAGATATCCCGAACTAAGGTATATGAAATGCGATCGGATGCGTTGCTAGCATCCAGGGTGCATAATTCCCCTGTCCGAGAACCGGACCAAGCCATCTCTTGGTTTCTACCCTGGTCGTGAATATTCACGAATTCGGGTAAATGGCGAGCAATAATCTCACCATATGCCAAGGCGTATCCCTGCCTCATAACAGACTCCATCGCTATAATGCGAGAAGCTTTATATGATTTCGGAACTGCTAAAACCTTTACGCTCGGTAAAGGAGACGGCTGAATTGTCGGTCGGCAGCCGATGTATGGGATTCCGAATGGTTCAAGGAAATACTCCGGGAAGCTATTAGCTACAACACGAAGCTTATCTCCTAACTTACTTGATGCGTCGTAGCACGTTCCCGTGCCAAAACGAATATCATCAAGTGTAACGGCATCAAGCTCGTCACATAGACGGTCCCAATCCAGAAGAGAAGAGATACTGTCACGTAACATGGTTGTTAACCAATACGGACGCTCTCTCCGCTGGGCCATTTTAGTCTCATTTTCAACCTGAATAAAGTTCAGGAGAGACTGTTCAGCAACGATGTCATTCCCGAGAGGTGAGAACCTCTTAGGGTAACGCAGTAACTGCAAAGCAGCCACAAGTGGATCTCGAGTCACGTTTTTGTCGGAGCTATCCGATATCTCGGGTAGCCTAAGCCGTACAGCACTCACTATTATCATAAATAGCGGGTCTGCAATGGGCTCTTGATTAACCACAGAATCGGCACTGTCTTGTGCCCGTCGGATCACTGAGATTAAACCTGCATTAAGCATGG